CGCTTAAATAGCCCTAGGAATCCCTTGGATTCCGATTGTATGCTAACACCTATGTCAGTAAACGCGAAGACAAATGGGGCTATTACAATGGCAAAGATAACTGCTGCAGTAATTGCACGCCGCATATAGACACCACCCCGTGCCGCTGCTTTGTCCGCTGATTCATCCGCTATTGTTTGCCGGGCAATCATACGCTCAAAAAGACGAGCCTGATTATCAGCCTGTGCTGCGATCATTTTCATGACGAATCCGCTTACGCCGCCGCCTAACATTGCTAATAGTTCTGGTGTCATAATATTATTTCTTAAAGATGTGCCACCAAGCGATGGCTAGGGATGCTACTCCTCCGCAAAGTAATGCGAAGATACTAGCTAGATCGTTTGCACTGGACAGAGTTGCTGTAAACTGAGCTACTCCAAGAGTACCCCAAATTTTAAAATGTTCTAACAATTGATCGTTCATTAAAAGCGGATTTGGCAGTGTTCAAGTGTTTCGGGCTGGCGGCAATTGATAATGCCGTTGCCACTAGGTAGAAAGACTGTTGCAGAAATGAGGTTGTTACCCTCCATTTTCTTTTCGTCGTAAATTGCTTGTGCCGCTTCCGCGTCTGCTGCGTCTGGTGTAGAATATTGACTAGCTCTCCAAGCAGTAACTGCCGTGAGCTTTTCTTGCTCGTCAGCATTCTCGTCGTGTATCAAATCCTTTATCTCTTGGGGCATTTTACTTGGCTGCGATAGCATCCAGACTGAGTCTTTTAAATGTAATATTTTATTTTCCATATTATCCTATGTTTACCTCATTGAAATTTTCATCTAAGCAAAGTCGAACCACGCCAGAGCCTGTGGAGGGAAATGAATATTGTCCGCCTCTGCATCTTAAAATAGCACCTTCATTTGAAGAATTTTTTTGACCAAAGCTGTTATCTCCAGCAGTGCAGTTTTCAATTATTGCACCAGCTTCAATTGTCCCTGTCCCATTTAATGCACACACAAATGATTGAATACCTGCTTCACAATTAATGGCTTTTCCTTTAAAACTAGTTGAACTTAAACTAGAATTTAAAAAGCCAAATGATTTGTCCCCAGCTTTGCAACCAATGTAAGTTGCGTTTATATCTCGCGTCACATTAACATCAAAATTTCTAGCGAAAAAGGATTGCAACCCAGCAGTGCAATTTTTGTATGTCCCATAAACGCCGCTAGTCGCACCCCATACAATTTTGTTTGAATTACTAGCGAAGGCATAAAGACCAGCAGTGCAATTTTCAGTTACTCCAAGTGCATTTTGTTGCCCGAAAGACCCATTTCCTTTTGCTGTGCAGTTTTTAATTGTGCCGTTATTCTCTGAGACACCATTACCGCCAAATGCTCTAGGAGCAGTGCCTGTGCTGTGGCAATTATCGATGATTCCGTCATTGTATAAATCTTCTAGAAACGGGTTGCCAGAACAGTTTTTAATTGTGCCAGTATTGCCATTGCCAAGATGATACCAATCATTCGTTGCATTTGCATTATCAACAGTTCCATAATTAGCCTCAACATAAACAGTTGCAGCAGTTACGTTTTTAATTGTTCCGTAATTACCACCAATGTCTAATTTGAAAAATGTGCCGCACGTTATATCTTTAATTGTCGCAGCCTCACGAGCCTCGTAGACAGTAAAGGAACTAGTTGTTGTTATGTTTTCAATATTTCCCTCTGCAATATTTAAGAAAAAACTATTGCAAGTAAAATCTCTGTATGTTGCATTTGTTGAAACAAAAGTTGCATTGTCAATAATCGAGCCAAGGGTTGGATTCCCAATGCCAATAATATTTACTGCTGGAAAAAAGTTATCATCAGTAAATTCTACATTTCCATAAGTTCCAGCCATCACAATTAACGTTTTGGTGTTGCCCGTCAATAAAGCCGCTTCGTCATACTTGTCTTGGATATTATCGCCTTGATTGCAGATGATTACTGAGTCCGTATTGTGCGGCACGGTTTGCTCAAGCTCATAAACAGATGCTTCATTATTTATGAAAACACCAAGCGTCCCATTGTTTTGCCCCAAGCGTAGAGCATGACCAATTTCAACTTCAATTTCTGGCTTTATTGGAGTTAATGCGCCAGCAGTTGTGTCACTAAGATAAACCAAGCCGCCCTCTGTAAATCCATTCAATTGCCGCAGGTCTAAGCCGCGAACCTTACCCACTAAAGTGATGAATCCCTTGCCACTGTTTGCTGAAATTGTTTGAGTGGCAACACCGAGTGTTCTGTGCGCTTCTTCAGTATTTGACGCAATTGCCAATTCAATGTCTGGAGTGTCACCTTGCGCACCGACAATTTTGACAACTTGCCCATTAAGAATGTCAGTGCCAGTTTTGTTTCGGCAATACATCACAGTTTCTTGACCAACCTGAATAGTTGTGTCCGCTCCAGTAACAAGGTTCAGTGTCCTTTCTTGATTGTTCCAACTAAGCTCTCCACCAGTTGCACCCGCATTGAAATCCGCAGTCGTGATGTTGGCAGTTGTGATGTTACCAGTTGTGATGTTACCAGTTGTGATGTTGGCAGTTGTGGTGTTGGCAGTTGTGATATCCGCAGTCGGAATTGTGGCTGTCCCGGTAAATGTAGGATCGGCAATTGGGGCCTTGTCTGCGACACTTGCAAGTGTTGATTGTGTTGCGGTATCAAGTCCGACAGTGATATCACCGGAAAGTGTAACTGGTCCCCCGCTTGATGTAATACCGTTCCCATCAGTGATGCCAATGGAAGTGACAGTTCCCTGTGAATTTGTATCGGTATTTTTCCAAGCCGTTGTGTCAGAATCCCAAGTCCACACGGTGTCGGTTTCGCCAACAACGGCGTACCATCCATCTTGACCTGTTGGGTACTCGGCCACCAATGCGGCCTCTGTTAGGAAAAAACCCTTATCGCTTGGCCCTACTGAAGAGTCAACATAAGCTGTTGTTGCAATTTTTGTTGAGTTATCAAGGGGACTCTGTGTTGGGGCGGTTGGGTTTCCAGTCAAAGCTGGGGATTCAAGTGTTGCTTTTAACGCCAGGAAGTCATCCACCTCCTGCTTGGTGTAAGCAGTAGAAAGGTCACTTGTAAGTTTAGCAAGTGACGGGTAAGGGCCACCGGCACCGTTGACTACAGTGTTAATATCACCATTTACAAACGTATATAGAAGAATCTCGTCCTCAGATATTTTGTCAATTATTGCTTGTAGTTCAGTTGCTAAAGACATGGTTTGTTTATTTGATATTTAAAATTGGTTCTTGTCAATTGATATAGGGCCTACAATACGCCTAAAACCTCAAGCTGTGAGGTTATGACCCAATTGAAATTACCTTTGGCTTTCGCTTTGTACTCACCCTCCACTATACGCGCCGTGACTACTTCCACACCGGACCCCGTTGGTAACTCGATATCAAAGAAGTCATTACCATTGTTTATCGCCAACCTGTGGAAAGCGTCAAATGTTGAGTACTCGTCATCAGTAAACACCCAGCTCACACTGTAAAAGGTGTTCTTACTTTCGAACCTGGACCTTTGCCGGGACCTACCCGTGTCAAAAACTTGACGAATTGTTGCATCCTTCAAACCCAGACTGAGTTTATTTGAGACCCTTGGGAGGCTGACTGGGAATTGTACTGGCATTATTTTTTAATTTTATGGGTAAGAAGTATACCCGTAGCTGTTTTCAATTTCAAGTGAAGCACTTACAGACCAGTTTAAAACCCCTTTGTTTGAACTCTTATACTCACCTTTAACAAATCTAGCAAGTGCTGTTTGGAAGCCCTGGGTAACCGGTAAATCAATTTCAAACCATTGATTACCATTGTTTAAATTGACCCGGTGAAAAGTTTCGAAGGTATTTAACTCAGCATCTGTAAGCAGCCAGGACACATTGTACACAGAAACTTGATTCTTAAATCGATTCCTTTGCCTAGGCAGACTGTTTTTAATTTTTGTTCTGGCAACGTTGGTGCTTACCTTAACAGAAATCTTACTAGAAATTGGGGGGATAGATGTTGGCCATTGTGGTGCCATTATGAGTTACCTCTCTTTAACCCATAAGTACCCTCAAAAGATTTGCTGAACATATTTCCACCCTGTTGAACTTTACTGGTCATATTCTTTTCGACTTTGGATACAATAATCTCGATCATCTTCTCGCCATTTCTATCCTCACTCTCTTGTACATCAATTTCAGATCCAGAATTGTTTATGACATTTACACTTACACCACCCCCGGAAGAGCGGCCATTACCCTTGGCCACATCCAAAAGCTCCTTCTGTTGGG